GTACCACTCTGCACTGCTTTCGAGAAGGTCAGGGTCTAATTCCCTAATGGCCCTTTCTAGTTCATTAATCGCCGCCGTCTGATGAGAGTCACCATCATAAAACTCGAAAAATTCAAGCAAGTCCAAACGATGCGTTAGCTCTTCCACGTTTTCTTGATATGGCGGCATATTGGGTAAGAGTAGGCGTCGTTCATGCAGAATCCATTTGTATATAGAAGTCCTTCAGTAATGGAGGGGGAACGCTTAAGGCGCTTTCAACTAATGGGTCTGCCTAATAGACAGCTAGAAATTATCTTGGGCCGCAATTTACACGCCAAGAAAACGACATTAGTTGACTTGATTATTGAGCAGGAATATTATTCAGCTTAAGCAAATGATCTGATTCGGACTCGCTCTCATTCTTGGGAGTAGTGGGCTGATGAAGAAGGTCACTGCCAGTAAAGAAAGCCTTTTGGCCCCTGCCTTCAAAGCCCTTCACCTAACCCGTGTTGGGCTTTGTCGTATCTGATCAACTGGATAGAAATACTTTGCCCATTTGAGATAGTTCAAATATTCCTGATAGAGACCCGTGAAAGTTCCCGCTTTGGGATGGTCGCCGTCTCTGCCATCTAACTCATAAAGCTCATTCATCAGGTCACTTTTTGACTGTTCCTCCTTAACCCATTCAGGCCCCATTTCATTTGACACTGGTATTGCTCTCCTTTGGCTTCATTTTTTTAATCGTGTCGAAGATGACCGCAACCACCCCGTTTTGTCTGAGCTTTGATGCTCCAACAATTTCAGAAGCAAGCGCAACCGCAGCCCAAAAGATCGGACTAGAAAGAATTTGATCCATTTAGTTTCTTTGTAGACGTATAGCCTCTTCTAATCGAGCTTGGGTAGTTTCCAGCTTGTTTAATCGCGTGAAAATTTCCCTATTGAGTTCTGAAGATTTACGTGCATTCATTGCGCCGAAGACAAAAAGCCCGGAGACAATGGCAGCCAAAACTTCCGTCAAAATTGCAAATTAGAAGATACTGCCCCAGACTAGGCGCATTTACTATTGTTGCGTATGGCTGAGAAACCACCCGAAAAGAAACAGGACGTAATCAAGCCACCTGTTGAAGATCAACCCGAATACCAAGAGAAGATAATGTTCTTGGTTAGTACCTCAGCTCAGGGGTTCATCCTGTTTTGGTGTATTTGTGTTCTGTCTCTTGGCTATATCAAATTACCAACGTCAATGTTTGGCGTTGAGATCCCAGACCAACCGAGAATTGACAGCACTTTTGCCGCCGGTTTATTAGGAAACATCCTTGCTGGCTGGGGAATCAGCGTTGGTTCTAATAACGGCAATAAGAAGAAAAAGAAAGAAGAGGAATCTATTAGTGGCTCAACTGGACAACAAACAATCGTTATTAAACAACCAATAGAATTGATAACAAAACAACCAACAGCTACAAAAATTAGCGACCTGGACAAACTATGAAACGCCTCCTCTTCCTACTGCTACTAGCAGCGCCGGCCCAAGCTGATATAGCTCACCAAATAACTCAATCAACTCAATTAACAGTGAATGCCGCAGCAACACAAGCTCAAAGAATAGGCAGTCAATTCAGTATTAGTGGAAGCAACATAGACACAACTGATGGGACGACCGCAAGCACGGTCTCGGTTGGAACGATCACCTCAGGCATCTACTCTCCTGGCACGATTGCTGCGACCCAAGACGATCCAGGGCAGGCTTTCTCATTCAGCCAGAGCCTAATTCAGGCGGACGTCGTTCCTACTTCCGCTGTCTCTGTAGGTGCTGTTCCAAACTTCTCTGATGTAACGTCTACTGCCGCAGGCTCTGCAGGAAGTTTAGCTGGCACACTCACAAGCGATGGCGCCATAACCCTTACCGCAGGCGGAGCCGGAACAAGTGCAATCGGTCAAGTAATCACAAGACTTGAGGTCACACCGTAGTGATTGTTTTAGCTCTTCTTCTAATTGCTGCGATTACAACTTTTCTATGGCTTCACATATCAGATCCTCACCGTTAATACTTTTTCTTTTAGCGTCACCTGCTAAGGCAATTCCCGTTGTCCCAAACTTTCAGCAAGGCGTTCTACAAAATCACGTTGAAACTAGCTCAGTGGTTCAGGAGAGCATAAAAAGTTTTTCGTTTAATACGGGTTATGAACTGACAACAGGGGGAACAAACGTTGCTCCATCTACAGGCAATGTTGCCCCTACTGCATATAGAAATGTCAATAATGTGGTAGAAGGTGTGACCCAGACTTTTACGTCACCTGACCTCTCTAATAAGCCTTCTTATTCAATTGTGAACCAAGGCCAAAGTTTTACTTACTTCGAAACACTTAACGGACCCGGACTTACAAATTTTACTCAGATAGATAGAACTACCACTATAGAAAGCATCAGTGATAGTACGAGTACATTTAGTCAGTGAAGAAGTATCTATTAGCGGCGTTACTTATCGCTTCTCCTAGTTACGCAAACACCGTCAACACTACCTCGAATTCAACGGGTTCAGTGACTAATCAAGCGGTGCAGGTTGTGCCCTCAAGGCAGTTTACATCTGGTGTTGGCTCTGGTATTTCATGTCAAGGTGCAACCCTAAACATCTCGCCCTTTCTTTCTGCTACAAACTCTTATTCCTCCCCTTATGAGCCATACTATGATGAGCCTATCTACGACACAACGACGAATGATGATACAGGAGCTTTAATTAATCCCGGCACTATTTTATATTATAAACCTGTAAGAACAGGGCAAAAGAGTAATAACGTGAGTTTAAATAGTGGGATTACAGCTACCTTTTCTATCCCACTAGATCGACAACAGATAAGACTCTGTAAGGCAGCTATGAAGAAACAAGTTGAGTTATATGAACATTCGGTCGAAGCAAAAAAATTAAATTATCATTTGAGCCGCTTGGCAACGTGCGCCAAACATTTCAATGCTGGAGTTAAGTTCAAAGAGTCTTCACCATTCCACAAAATATGCGATGACGTGGAGCTTGTGAATCCTCCCAATACTTTGCCAAATCACAGACACGAACTTACCAACCCTTTTTCAGTTTCCGAAAAGCACGGTTCCTCTCCCTTTGAAGCATTAGCTTCTCAAGAGCAGACACCTTTTTTGGTTCCTTCCGAAGGATCTTCTTTTTTAATCCATCAATAATTTTCTTGATACTCGGCTTGATGACCTTGAGCAAAAGATCAGCAATCGGTTTAGCCAATACTGAACTAATGACAGCCGTGGAAGCAATTACTGCTGTTGTTGAAACGGTTCCGACTTGAGGTAAATATTTTTCAACGGCTGTTACTGGTTCGTAAATAACCACACAAGTACCGTCTATTAGCTCAAACCCTGAGACCTTTTCTTTACCGCTTGCCGATATGTCGCCTATGCGCGGATTGTTTTTTGTTTCATCTGGACAAGGGGCTTCTGCCTTTGGAATTTTTGTCGGAGGCGGTGTTGCTTCCGGCGTGGCTGCTGTATTTCCCGGAGGGGGTTCGATCTTTGGTTTCTGTGTATTAATTATTTGAATCTCTTTCTTGTTGTATTGGATCGGTTCAAAAGATGGAATCCCTGGACATAAAACAATGTTGCCCGCTGGATCGTCTGTATAGATGTTTGTATTAGGAGTGAAATCCTTACGCCCTAAAGCGCAGGGCATATTCACAACAGGTAGGGTTATTGACTTGCTTGGCTGCGGAACTGGAACAATTGGCGGAGCTGTCCAAATAGATGGGATAACTATTTGCGGTATTTCCTCAATCGGCACTTAAAAAGGTAATGCTCCTCCGGTTGCTTTTGGTGCAACCATTCCCCCCCCAGGAATAGGCAAGGAAGATTTCACCGCATCAATTGCTTTTTCCTTAAGCATGTTTTGAGTGTCTTCTGATGTGATCCAAAAATATCCATACACGCCACCTCCAACCACAGCGACGCTTAACAAAAATGAGGCAACGGCTAAACCGTCCAAGACTTTACGCATGACTTAACTTTGCTACGTCGGCATAATAAGACCATATG